AAAGATGTACCAGTTTCAGGTGTTTTTCTTTTTTGCTGGCTTACAATCAGCTCATTCAAAGCCTCCTGATTTTTCTTATCGGCTTCGTCTTTTGTTACCTGCCATGCTTTAATCTCTGTTAGGTCAAGAGTAACATCTTTCAGCAGGTCTGGAAATTTTGCTTCAAGTGCCTTCATTTCCTTTTCAATGCTTTCCTTCACCTTTTTATCGGTGGCAGCATCCAACGCCGTTTTAAGTTCGGCCAACTTTAATTCAAAATCTTTCTGTTCCATTTTTATTGATTTATGGATTTTATAAAATTGTTTATCGCATCAGCAGCTATCTTGCTTTCCGGCTGAGTGGTGTGTTCCGGCTCAGTGGTAATATCAATCATTGCCTGCTGTAATTGCTTTAGTTCTATTTCAAGCAGATCAAAAGTTTCATCGGTAAATGTTCCATCCCTCATTGCTTTTATCAAAACATCAATCCGATCATTTACCTTCTTTACCTTATCCGCTGACTTCATCCCGGTTAAAGGTGTGTTCATATTAGCACCCCAAGCGGTCAAACTTGACCCTTCATAAAGTTTCAACTCTGTCAACTCTCTTGCTGCCTCCCCGGGTTTCCATTCGTTCCAGGGCTTCAGTTGATTATACTTTACAGTTTGAAATCCGATTGAGTGTTCTGTTATTAATCCGCTGTCCACCATCTTTACAAAATCAACACCCAAAGAATGTGTACCTAACCGGCTTTCATAATACAATCCCTTGCTGTCCTCTTTCAGGACTTCAAGTACACCTAAAGGCTTTGAACTGTCATGGTTCAGCAGGTGTTTTATTCTTGGCTTTGCTGAACTTGGCCCGTTCTGTGAAATGCTTTTTGTAAAGGCTCCCGGCTTTATAATATCGCCATCCGAATCAATACTATTAAAGTCGGAGAAATAGCCGGTAACTATTCCTTTCCTCCCATCCACGTCTTTTATCTGCAGGCGAAGCGAATCGCTGACAGATGAATCTTTATAGCTGTATTTCTTTTCCATTTTCAATGTTTATAAACTTTGAACAAATTTTGCCATCAGACTTCGTTTAAAAATGCTTCAAATATTTTCATCATCCTTTTATCGTTTTCCCGCTTCGTGCTACCGCTACCCTTGCATAAGAAGTATAATTAGCTTCATTTGTAGTTTGGCTCCCGGCCTCACCAGGATCCGATGTGTGTAAACTTATATAAAGACTGCCGGCAGTTGCTGAGTTCTGAAGTCCGCCAGCATCTCCTATATTGGCAAAATCCGTATTGTTAAACATTAATAACAATAGCCCGTTTTCGCAAGCATTACTTTTACTCATACTTTAAATTTGTTGCGCTGTTGCGCTTATGATTAAATCGTTTGAATCTTTTACTACTTCAAACTTGTATTTCCTTTTTTTCTGCACCTCTTTCATCAATTCATCAAATCTCACATTTATCAAAGACTTCAATTCGTTACCCAATTTCTCAACATCCGGGGCTGCGTTATACATCATATCCTTCAGCAACCCTATTTTATAAGCCAGCACATCATGTAACCTTTGTATCTCTTCCGCTACTTCTTTCGTCTCTACATTTACCTCCGGGTTTACATCTATCCCGTTAATAAAAGCCTTTAACTGCCGGACTATATCATCAGCCTTTACATGATATACATTGAGTTCCTGCTGAAACAAATCTGCAAGCTCTTCTTTACTTGTGCTGACCTCACGGCCAATATCCCTGACTTCTTCGCTTAGTTCATCCCGGAAGCCATTAACCAACTCCTTTACCTCACTCAAATCAATCTCTTTTTCTTCCGGCCAAACCATTTCAGCCTTTACTCCTGTCTTTGGTATCAATCTATCATTGGCATCTCTTTTAGCTATCAGAACATGAGTGCAGCGGCAGTTTATTATTGTTGCGGCCTTGTCCCTCCTTGTCCCGATTGCTTTCGGATCACCGGGCTGCATCAGCTTTACTCCACTCACCGGGTCAATAAACGGCTCATTATAATCAACCACCTTCCCGTCAAGCCTCACATGGTTTGCATGGTCTTTCGGGTCATGTCCCCTTACTCTCATATCACTGGCCGAAATCCATTCTTTGTTTGTCTCATATTCATAAGTCTTTCCTGCCGCCATCGTTCCCACATTCGCCGCACTGTTAACCTCCGTCCTGACTATCCTTGCCGCCTGCCATTTCTCAAAGCCCTTTTCTTCTATCTCCCTGGCAACCTCCTCAAACGGTGTTCCTTCGCTGATGGCTTTACTGATTATAGGAAGAAAGTATTCCCGCATTGTTTGAACCGCCCCGAATGTGATATGCTCCACAAGGTGCAACCTGAAATAATTCAGTATCTCATTCACCCAAATCGCATTGAAGCCAAACCCCTTTTGCTCCATAACAATTTCAATATCCTTTCTGCCTTCGGCTTTCTTCAGTTGCCTTGTCTCTTTATTGGCATAAAAAACACCTACTTGTTTGTAAAGCCTTTCCACCGCTGCTGACAACTCCGGGTTGCTTATCTCATTCCAGCCGTTCACATTCCCATTCTCTTTCAAATGTTTTATCAAAGAACTTATCTGGCTTTTTATAGCCTTTTGAATGGCCGGCTTAAACTTTAATTCAAACCGCCTGTTTATTAGCTCCGTCTGCCGGATATATTGCTTTCGTTCCGTTCTGTTCATGTTCAAGTCTGTTTCTCAAAATCTCTCTCAAAGCATCCCTCCTTTGTTTTTCCCTTGCACAACCCCTTTCACGATCTGTCACCGGATACACCCGGTAAACCTCTTTATTGATTTCCCGCCAGGTCATTATTAAGCTCATTATCAATTTCATTCATCTCTAACTCACTCAAAGGCTGCGCACCGTTAGGATCCCTCCAGGGTTCATCATACAAAGGATTATCAACCGTTTCAAGTCCTAACAATTCAAGCTGCCTGTTTGGTGAAACTCCCAACGGACCCAACTTGGTAACCCAATCCACTTTGTCCTTCGTGTTTTCTTCCAGCTCTGTGTAACAAGTTTGGTCAAAGTCAACGTAAATATTTTTCCCTTTATAGCCCCAATCTGTTTGTAGTTTGTTATTAAACCCATCCCGGAAACTCACCAGTAACGGTAAAGCTGAACGGCTGGTCAATGCCTTCTCTGCTTCTTTTACGTTGTTATATGTTTTTTGTGTCAGGCCAAGTAATTCAGGCGGCACTCCGAAAATATTACACAACATCACGCCGTCCCATTTCTCGTTTTCAATGATCTGCATCTCCTCCGAACTCATGGCAAGGCGGGTGTAACTCATTCTGTATGCCGCTGCCGCTATCTTTCCCCTTGCATCCGTACCGGAGTACTCAGGACTTGTCAACAGCTTTTTTATCTTGCTCGCTTGCTCACCCATCACTGCCACGTTGCTTTCGTTCACCAGCTCAGGACTTATATCCGGGGTTATTATCCCGTCTATTCCCCTATTTTGGAACGTTGCCGTTGCTGCATCCATTGAACTGTTGTTCCTTGTGTACCTTTTCAGCGCCGCCTTTAAAGGACTTAAGCCGTACAACTGCTGGCCGTTTATATCCCACTCAGGATTGAAGTACTTTTCATGCAAAACCTGCTCTTTCGTAAAATCTTGGTTCCATGTGAAAAGTTTATACCCAAGTGGCCGTGCCGGGAAGTCTGTAGATGCTACTATCGTAATGTGCTGACTTGGCAGATTCCACAAGTACATCGGCTTACCTCCGTCTGCACCCTTATCCAGCATTTCAGCCCAAATAAACCTGTCCCCGGTTATAATCTTGTATATGGTCCCGGATGTAAAGAACTCCTGAAAAGATTCCTGCTCATTTGGCCGCTTCAGTAACTGTGCCAGCCTTGCATCGCCTTCAGTTAGTTCCAAAGCCTTTGTTTTCAGGTCAAGAGCCTTCTTAAAGTCATCGGAAGTCATATCTTTCTTCCGCATGATGGCCTGGTACTGTTTCAAAGAGCTTTCATCAACTACTTTATACTGATTCCATTCCGGCAGCCTCGCTTTATCCGCAATGATCTGCACAATGGAATAAATTATGTCGTTGGTTAGATACCCGTCATCCAGGTATGCCCTTTTATTATCTGCCGGAGAAATTAGCTGCCCGCCTACAATCTGAAAAATATTGCGCTGCTGATAACCATTTATCCGGGATAAAAATTTTTTGCCAAGTATTAAACGCTGTAAAAAGTTCATGTTGTTGTTATTCTGCCCATGCTACTAATTGAGGCGAAAGATCAAACCATTCTCTCATCATCAGGGTATCACTGAAATCCCCNNCACTGCCTTCTTTGTGTCTTTATCCATGTTATGCTGTTTTACTTGCTCCAACTCCTCAATTATCGTTTGTTTCAGCATTTCGCCACACTCCACATAAACCCCACCTTTATTTATCCGTTCAGCCAGCCTGAAATAACACTGAGACTTCAGGTTGACATAGTTTTCTGCTTTTACCTGGTAGCCCACAACGTTTGCCCTCGTTGTGCTTACCACCAAAGGAGCCGAGTTGTTTACAAACCCTTTGCACTTCAGAATATCCACTACCCCACCTCCCACTCCGTCCTCATCCGCTATTATGTTACTCAGCTTTACCCCATTTTTCTCTTTAAATAACTTTATCTTTTCGGCACTTTCTGTTACACTCAGGCCATGAAAAGCATACATCTTAACCCTGAATCCATCCCATACACCTATCACCGTTTTATCACTCCCAAACCGGGCTATGTCCGCCGTGATATACTTCTGCCCGGTAGCTACATGGGTATTACTGAAAATGTCAATTATACTGTCGTACTCAATCAGCGCCGCCGGATCATCATCATACTGCCAGTTACCGTTCAAAAGTCTCTCCCGGCTATTCTTGTCTAATCCCTTCAGGCTTTCCACATAATGTGGGCTGATATTAGGATTATCCGTTACCAAAGCCTGAATAAACTTTCTATCCGCCCTTAACTGTCCCTGCTGGGCAGGCAGGTAGAAATCGTAATAAGCCCATCCCTTTGACGGGTTGCCGGTCATAAGCAGCTTTGGTATCAGGCCGTGTTCATCCAGCTTAAACCTTATCCTTGACTTACATATCTGCTTTGCCTTGCTGGTTACCTGCGGTGCCTCGTCAATAAAGGCATCAGTTATTTCCAGCGAACCCAAACTATCAAATTCCGGGTCAGATGGGTAGCTGTACAGGTCGGCAAGGATTATCTCTGAACCATTTGGAAACTTTATGATACTATCCTGGTGGTTCAAAAAATAATGAACACCTGATTTTAAGCCTTGTATCTTGCACACTTCAAAGAACGAGTTGAGGGTTGTTTTCTTAAGGTTCTTTAGTTCTGATCTCCCGATAAACCCCCGGGTACCGGGATATTTCAACCGTCTCTTTAGCTGCCAATAGCACCCGATAACTGATTTTCCACCGCCTGCAGCACCACCGTAGTATAGCTCAGTTGTGGTATCATCTTCAAGTATATCAAGTGCCTTTGTCTGTTTTATTGTTAGCTTCATACGTCTTTTCTTCCAGCCAGGTTATACCCAATTCGCCGGAGTGTTCCACCTCTGTCCTTTCCACATAACCCCGCTTTTTGCCTTTCGTTTTCAGATAAAATATTGTGCTGCTAACCTCCCCTTCTTGTATCTGCTTATGCAACTGGCTTTCGGCAAAATCAAGGGCAATATCAGAAATACTATCAACAGCCGCCCTGTACTCCGGATCATTATTATACCAATCATAATGAGTTGAACGGTCAATGCCAACCGCTTTTGCGGCAGTTGTAACAACGCCAAGAGACTTCTCAAGGGCCTCAATCATTGCCTTTTTTAATATGTTGGTATTTGTTGCCAATAAAACAAAGGTAAGCCTTTATTTTTAAAAAAAATACTTTGAGCGCTTTGCTGTACTAATGTGGATAACTATGTGAATAAAAATGTTCTCAATAATTTGTTTTTTGTTCAACTTCATAAAACAAAAATAAAAAAAACCCTCCGTAGAAACGGAAGGTTTGTTACCATTAAAAACTACTACT